ACCTCCACCACCACCTCCTGAACAAGCTGAAAGGGCAACCGTCAATAACGCAATGGCGGAATAGTTTTTGTATGAGATAGTCATCATGCTCTCCATTTTAGCAAGGGCCTTATTAAAACAGATCAATCTGATCAGGTTCAACCGTTGCCCCGACGCGTTGCAACAATTTGCGGATGCCACGCTCGGTGTAGTGATACTTGCGCGCCAGCTGTGCCTGTGACAGACCATAATTCATTGAGTCATTAAAGATCGCCAGCTCACGAACTGCGCGCAATGCCTCGACGCAACGTGGGACATCAATCTCTTCACCAGAGTACACATTAACCAACACACCGAACGCCTCCAGGCCAATAGCCGTGGCCAGCCAATGGTCCCGTGTAACACGCGTTGGCACGCACAGGCGAATTCCGCCGCGTTTTTCTACGATGGCCAATGCGGCGGTGAGACCGATCAGATCAACCAGATCCTGCACGGAATCTGGCAGGCGGTGTGCTGGTAGCTGTCCTGGGATAAACATCATTATGTCCTGGGCACCTGGCTCAGCACATCACGCACGCTGGGCCAGCGCTCTTTGGTATCAGCGGCATTGATAAATGCATCACGCAGCCGCTTTGCACCACGAAACCGGCACTGTTGTTGCCAGTCACGTTTTGGCCACAGCTCGTTCAACCAACGCTCTGCTTGCAATGGCAACGTGTCATAGGCTGGCATGCCATCCATCGACATCATGACCAGCTCGGCCAGCGACCCACACACGGTGCGCGCGAACCATTCAGGGATGTCCTCCGGCGCGGGGTAGTTCTTGAGCGCGTCAATGGCCTGCGCGGTTTTTGACGGGGGTTTTGCCGGGGTTTGAATAGCATGCTGTGCGGGCACCAATGCCGTCGGTGATGCGCTGACGGCCACCGTTTCCAGTACGCGTTTTAAATAATTGTGATTGGTGAGAGGTTTAAACGCGCCTTGATCCTGCTTTGCACGCATGGATTGCACACTCTCATGCATGGCTGTTGCCAGGGTGGTGGGGTCACTGTGCAAGGCCATGGCTTCGCGTGCCAGGCGCAGGGATCGGTCGTTGGCGAGGTCTCGGGTGGCGGGCCGGAACAGGCCGAGATACACCACTAAAGCAGCACCGCTCAACGTGTCGAGCAAGGCCAGCAAGCCGAGCATCTCGCGACCGGCTTCGTCCTGCACCAACGCTTCAAGATTGAGGCGCGAGTGGCAGATGGGGCAGCGGCCTAGCTGCATTTATCCGCGCCCTTCCAGGCGGTGAACTCAGCTGTCGCAATGTTGCCGACTTCATGCGTTAACGGCATAAGCATCACCCGCCAACCGTGGCCGATGAACGTGACCATATTATTCGGACCGGTAGCGACAACATGTACGTCACCTTCTGGAACATGATGAAAGGCCTTTGCGATCAACCAGCGATTAATGAGTACACCGTTAATGCGGCCGTTGCGATATTCATGGCCGTTCACATAACCGGTATTTTCACAATGGATACACTCATCCTCATTTTCGTCACATGCGTAGCAATGTTGGTACGTGTCATCTCCTGCCCATGCGCGCAGGTCGGCCACTGTGGCAACCAAAGTACTTGGCTTTGTTTTTAACCAACGAGTGATACTCGCTGAAAATCTAGAGGGTAACGGCGGAAGGAGACTATGCTGTTCCAGCGCATACAGCACTTCTCTATTAGTAGCGAAAACCCATTGATTACCATCTACGTCAATACGGTAGGCCTCTCTCATAATGGGCATAATGCTATTTATGTTAGCAATCTCTTTAATCCATTCAATATTCATTCCGTTCTCCTGTTATGGCGCACGGCATCGTAGGTGAGCGCCGCAACCATTTTGTGCAGCTGTCCTGTGTCCAGCCATTCGTAGCGATCCACCTTAAACATGTGTTTGGCCATGCCGTCGGCGTAGGCATCCGGCCGTTTTGCCTCAGCCAGAAAAGCGCGGACCTTGCTCACCAGTGCCTGGCGGTCTTTTGCCGGACGCGGGCGCTTTTTGCGGGTGAATACCGCACCGCACTTCACTAAATGCGCGATCACGGTTTTACGGCCATGCTCATCCAGATCCTTGGATGATTGAACACGAGCCGCTATCCACAGCAGGTCGCGGTAGGCGACATCATCCAGGCGCAGTTGTTTGGCGCCCATATGGATTTTGCCGAGTTCGATATGGCGGGTGTTTTTAGTCATTTTCTTCGAGTAGCTCAATGGAGGTGTTGTTGGTAATGAAGTGGCGCTTTAGGGGGCCGAAGGATTTCCAATACGGAACACGCCATTCGTGGCTATTATCTATTTTGAATATCTTGCGGGCTTTACGTTTGCCAAATAATCTAATAAGTCGATCCTTTTCTTTCGCCGCACAACGAGCTTTGCTACGCACCGGAAAAAACCGTCTGCCTTCCTCTGTGTCCTTTTCAATTGTCATCCACAAACCTTTAAACCTGCCATCAACGTAAACGGTGATGGCATTCTTGAATTTGCTAATACGATCCAACATAAGAGTGACGTGGTAACCATCGCAGTTGAGTCGGACGGGGCTGTAAAGTGACTTCAACTTCTCCTCGATTTCCTGCCACTGTTGTTTGGTGAGTTTGGTGAGTTTGCTCATTTTCACGCCTCCTTTTTCACCATCGCCTGGGCGAATAACACTTCTCCGAATTCATTTCTTAAAGTGGATATGGAAATACCACCCTGTAGCTCCCAACCCGCTGCGATTTGTTCATTGACTTCATCTTCCATAAATTTGATGTCGCGGGATGTGACGAGAAAATATTTCATAGGTCTTTCCTTTTCTTCAAATGAGTTGCCCGTACTCTCCGGGCCGTCACACCACTTGGCAGGTGTCGCACCCTGGGCAATTCAGCAAGGGGGGTAGCTGATCGCATTAGGGTTTTAAAATGGCCCGTCTCGTGGGCCGACCGGTCGGGTCACATGGCTGGGAGGATCTGGAGTTCGCCATGCCCCGGCTGCCGGTGTTTACGCCACCGCCGGCTGGGCGCTCCCTGTGCGCGTGATGCGCGGACGGGAGTAGCAGTCGTTTACAGTGCGGCCATATCTAACGTGATTTGTTGATACCGATCGGTATCACCCTGGCGTTCGTAAACCCGCAAATAGGCCGTGGTGCCCGCCACTTGCATCGACTCGCGGATGGCGTCCATCGCTCGTATCCAGCGAGCATCGTCGATGGCCAAGCGCATCAGGCTAAATATTCTCCCGATGTTGATCTTGCCTTCTTTGTCCGTTTGAAAGGCGTGCTCGACCAGGGCCTTGATTTCCACCCGGCTGCCTTGCGTCCATTCGTGGATGCATTCATCCCCAGCGCCTTTGCCGCCTGGATGCCCTCGTCGAAAATCAAGCGCTCTGAAATGGCGAGCTGCACTTTGTATTGGCCGTCGAAGCTCATCAGCGTGGCGTTGCCCTTCTGGCCACCGAGCGTCACGCCGTAACGCTCTGCGGATAAATCAATAAATGCATCAACGTCACCCATTGCGCGGGACTTGTAGGCAACCATTGCCGCTTGCAGTGTTTTGGCGCTGTCGACGAGTTCCCGCACCAGGGCATCGCGCATTTTGTCGAACTCCCGCACGGTCTCGATAGGTACCAAGCGGCCCCGTGCATCGGCCATATAGCCGTTTGTTTTGTTCATCGTTTATCGTCTCCGTATGCACGTGAGTGGTCATCAACACCGCTGGCAAACGCGATGATGCACATCAATAAAATGCCTGTGATTCCACCGATGAAAAGTCCAAGATAAAACATAGTCACCTCCATTTTATTTAGTGGACAACAGTCCATTGCACCCGGCAGCCGTTGACGTTGGCCTGCATCACGCCCTGCTGTCCGGCGGGCGTGCTCTCGCGTTTGTATTCGACGCCGCCCAATGCCTCACAACGTAGGCTGGGCTGGATCCAGATCACCGGCCGGTGGTGTGCTACCAACACGCTGAGTACGGTGTACCCATTTCCGGCTAGGCCAAGTGCGCAGGCGTAGGCGATGGTGAGTGTGTCGAGTGCATGTTTGTTCTGGACACCAATGCTGGTTGGGTGTTGGATATTTGCTGGTTGTGTCATCACTACCTCCCGATCTTGTTGTTGAGGCAGGTGCGGCAAGCGCGGTAGAGCCTGACGCGGACTGGATTGGTGGCGGCGAACTTGCGTCGCTGGTATTCCAGGCATCGATGCCCTTCCAGGTCACCATAAACGGGACATTCAACGGTCTCGGCCAACAAAGCGCCGCGCACAGCCAGTTCGATCGCGTCCAGGCCTGCGCCGTAGGTGCCCTTGAGTACGGTGTTGACGACCGCTGGCGAGTAGCCGATGCGTTCTGCAACGCTCTTTTGGCTCTCATGGTCGCAGGCATCAGCAAGAGCCATGATCCAGTCTGGGCAGTCGTTACCGCAGACATCGCGCACTTTTTCGATGTACGTCATGAGTCGTCACTCCTTGGCCAAACTACCGTCCCGACGTTGGGGTCAAACACCTGTTTTGTGCGCTGGACCATGGGTGGACGCGGACCGGTGTAGCGGAATTTGATAAAACGGTATCTCGCCTGTGTGCCCATGCCAGATTTATTGCCTGGCTGGGCGGGCCGTGTTATCTGCAAATAGCCCGCTTTGTGCAGGTATTTAACGTAGTCTTTAGCATCTGAGGGCTTAACATTGACCCCTTCAGTAGTTGCCTGTATGGCCAGCTCACGCACACTGAACTCACCAATAATGCGCATGGTTCGCCACATGTTTTCGCGTGACTGGCCTTGGGTAACGGGTTTGCCCTCGCGAGTGACTCGCGGCGCATCCACTCCGACGTTGTTCACCAGCCGCCAGCGGTTTTCGACGTACCGGGTGTCGCCCTTTGTTCGCGGATGGCATTCGATCCGTTCCAGGTAGTTGGCGTTGGTCAGGCCGCGAACGTACGTTTTAATCGTGCTTTGGTTAATGCGGGTCTGGTCCTCTATTTCACTGACGCTGAACTCACGCAGTATCCGGATGGCAGCCCAAATGGCATCACGGTGGGTCAGATAACCGTGGCGTAACTGGTTGTCCACGGGCTGGCGTTTTGTCTTTGTTGCAGCCATCAGAGCCTCCGCTTTTCGGTTTTGCCGGAGTAAAACTTACGATCGCCCCATTCAGTCATTGACACACGATCCAGACCCTGCTCGATGGCAAACTCCTGCACGTTATAAAGGTTGATGCATAGGCGGCGTGTGCAGCCATCGTTGGCATCCATGATGGCTTTTAGAATGTCATCGCCGACCACAACCTTGTCGCAGTAGAGCTGTCGAAGCAGTCTGGCATCTTCAATGCTGGCCTTCTGCGCCCCCACCCACTTCAGCACCCGGTTATGAAACCGCTCGTACTGTCTCGCCAGATTGTCTTCCAGATTTTCCTCGCCGATGATCAGGATGGCCGTGTGCGAGCCCTCATAAATATCGCGCACCAGCTCGACGATCCGCTTGTTCACCACATGGTCGAACTCGTCAATAATCAATGGCCGCTGCGAGTGCGTCAGTTGCTCAGAGACCTGATCCGTCATTTCAGGAATGGTTTTGCTGGCCTTAATGCCCATCTCTTTGAGCATGTTGGCAAGCAGGGCTTTCTGCGTCCAATTGCTCTTGCACTCAACGTGATAGGCGTTGAATTTGTTGGCCGCAAACGCCACGCTGCTGGATTTACCCAGACCGCTAGGCCCATAAAAAACCACAATGCCCGGCAAATGATGTGGCCGATTAACCGCATGCCCCAGCACGGATGCGCACAGCGCACATTCGTGATCGGTGCAACGGTATTGACGGTTTGACTCTCATCAGTCATGCTTTTCTCTCCTTGTTATTATTCCGCTGCGTCAACAGCGGATTTGGAATCAGGATTCGGCTTCTTCTATCGAGAGGCCGAATTCTTCAAAAAACTCTTTCATTTCTGTGTATTCACGTCCTACCTTGTAGCGCCCCAGTTGTGCGCGAAGCTCTTCACTGACGGGCTCGCCATTAATGACCTTCTGTTCGATACGCGCCCAGCGGGCATAGCGCCCCTTAATATCCTCGTTTTCATTGATGTCATGCTGCGTAGCGGGTGCAGAAAGCTCAGCTGCAATCTCAAGGAGGAGCTTTTCATCCTCAGGGGATAATTCTGGTGCCTCTGGTTTTTGTCCCATGCTGTCGGCAAAGGCATCTGCGGCGGCATCAAGACCGGGAGAGGTATATTCTTCCGAGCGCTGCGGAAAGGACTCAATATTTTTTGATTCCCGAATACGATGCTCAAGCACCACCTCGGCAATATTTTCATGTATTCCTTTTGTATGTTTTTTAAGCTCTTTGGCTTGCTCAGAAATTAACTGCTTCTGTTTGGCTTTGGCGGCGATTGCAGCCTCACGGCGTGAAATGCCAAGTATCTCGTGGCAAATCATTTCGCCGACATAATTACTGTCGATGTAGGCTTTTAACCGGCCAATATCCCGTTCGTCATATCTGAGATGTGCCTCTCGCCCAACATGTATAAAGAGGTCTTTATTGAAATAGGTATGGTTGTTAAAGCGGATGCCTTTTTTGCCGACTATTCTCACCCCAGCCACTTCAGCCAGCAGCATGTCAAGCGCACCCTCATTACCAATTCGACGAATGGCCTGTGTCCATTCACTGGCGACCTGCCAGGGTGTTTTACCGTCCAGCCCGCCATGCTCATCTTTGGCATAAACATGATCAGCCCATTGATCAAGATGCTCTTGCAATTCATCAGAGCTGATCTCGACATCAACCACCTCACCCTTTTTCATGATGCGATCGGAAAAACCTTTACGTGCCTCAATTACTTTTCTCTCGGCCACGTTATGGCCAATGAAACCCGGAAGATTTTTTAGGAGACCATGACTCATGGTGCGCATAGCACGCTCGATAGTCCCTTTCTCTTCAGACGCAAAAGGGATACATATTTTGTGTGCAATGCTCAGATCGCGCAAAACACCGGAAAATTGATTAGACACATAATCTGCACCATTATCCGTTCGCACACCCAATGGCACGCCCCAATCCAGTACCGCACGGCGAAAGACTTGGCATACAGCAAGTGCCTTTGAGGTTTTTGAGACGAATAATTTCAAACGGCGAGAATGCATATCAATAACACCCAGCACGGAATGGCGACCATCCGTTAGCATCCAGTCTCCCGGTGTTGAATCCATCTCCCACAGCTGATTGAGTTCAGTGATGTTTTCAAAATGCGAACCTGCCGCAGCCATAAAAACATTCTTCCATTGATCTGGATTAGTAACCCTGCTCCAGAGCTGAGAATTATCGGCCTTCCATTTTTTCATAAATGACCGAAGAGCTGTTTCGCTAACGATATTCAGGCGGGGATACTCTGCGCTCAAATAGGCCTTGATATCCTTTGAATTGATGTGCGGGTTTCTAGTCATTGCACCCATGACAAGTCGAAACAGGTCTTCGTTGGTTTCGATCTTTGATTGCCCCTTACGGGTGCCATAGCCGTCGGTTAATCCCCAAATACCATTCTTGCGAAGATCATCAGACCAGCGCTGAAGACTAGACCTAGTCAGCTGATGTACGTCTTTCCGTTTCGGCACAAATAACTGAACATCCTTTGGCAATATTCGCTCACCCGCATTTACTTGCCTGGAAAATTCTTCTTTTCCTTCTTTTAATGTAAGCCCAAGTTCTTTGGTCATTTTTAAGCAAGCGGCCACCATCCATTCTCGGGCTTTGGCGCGAAGGCGTTTTGTATCGTCTTTTTTTAATGCAGAGAACTTTGTTCTGCCAATGGCGATGTGCTTTACACGCGCCTTTATTTCCTGATTATGGTCTTCCTGTACCGTGTCACCGAGCGCTTTATACGCCTCAAACATGTCGCGGGCCATCTCATCGTCAAGTGCCTTCAATTTTTTACTGGCTTCTTCAGCCTTTTTAATTCTTTCGCGAGCTTTAACGATTTTTTTCGTTAAATTACCGGTGATTAAGTAGTTTTTTGTTGACCCTTTACATCCACCTGATGCAATGCAACTAAATTTCGCATCTGTTTTACTGAACCGATCACGACAACGCCTTTCAGTAGTCGGCCACCCAGCGATTCTCAGCTCTGCCATTTCACGGGCAGTGATACGTACAGATAAATCAGGAATATTTTTTTTCATTAGTGTTCCGTCGGGCAGCCATCCGCACAGTAAGTAGAAGTGTTTATCCAGCCTTCGATCCATGCCGCTCTCGGTCGACTATCACTCTTGTCATAAGGGCACAAAGTGGCCTTAAAAGCGGCTTTAAAACCATGTTCGTATGCCACCATTTCCTGTTCATGCATTTTTTGCTCATTCCAGCCAAACAGCCATTCATAAACGGCAATATCATCTGCATCCTCGGGGTCATCAGGGACGGGGTTATCTGTTAGTGGGCAGTCTTCTCGTTTCACACCTGTTTTGAAGGCCAAAGCACCAATATCAAAATAAGACTCATACCTGCCCGATAAACACACCGCGGAAGTCATTCGTGCTCTCCCATGATCTTTTGCAGCTCACGAATCTGCTGATCCACCTGCTTTTTCATCACCGTCAGCTTGCCTAATCGGGCATTCAAAGCGTCCCGCCCATAGGCCACCCGTCCGCCGCGTTTATTCACTAGCCAATCGCGTGCTCAGCACCTCCTCAAGGAGAGCGACACGATAGAGGGGGATGTTGTGATCAGGGCGACCAGGGCTGGCCCAGGCATCCAGCATGTTTTTGCTAACATCGTCACCGGAAAGGCGGCTCATTTGTGCCGCGATCTCCCACCGGTCAAGTGGCGTTTCCTTCAGCGCAAGACTGACCAGATGAGCAACCTCAAAGGCGTAATTGGCACTGCCTGGTGCGGAATGATCAGGCTGCGGCACCAGGAACATGTCCTGCGTCAGGGAATCATTGACACGCTTCATGTCAAACAGCCCCCTGAGCTTTTACATTGCGAGACCGGCTGGCTTTGGTAGACTTCTGATACCGGGAAGGCCAGATAACGGAAGGATGCAAACCGATCGCCTCGGCGATCAGACGTTCCCCCTTTGGCCATTTAAGATGCAGCGGGATCGTTAACGTGCTGCGGCTCTTATAGCCATGATGGAAAGCCAGCCGGGCAAGTGTCCAACCGGCTTTCTCTAGGGCGGCCTTGATGTCGGCCTTATGCCAGTCCTCTAAGGGCTGTTTTTTTGTGTCGTTTGTTTTGTTCATGCTTAGACACTACCGAAAACCGAATTCGGAATCAAGCATTAAGGAATTCGTCCGAATCGGTTCGGTCGTGACATAAGCGCGTAAATCATTAAAATTTAATAAAAATCATTTAGTTACACTTAACCTGCGCTGGCAAATAAAATGGAAAATACAATAAAAGAGAATTCGGACGAATTCAGGAATCGTTTGGAGCTATTGATAGGTAAAGAAGATCCATTCCCTTGGGCTTCTAAAATAGGGTTGGCTGGTGCAACTATGGATGGGCTTTGGAATAAAGGTGCCAAGCCACAAAAGAAGACAATACAAAAAATAGTATATAAAACAGGGGTTAACGAAGATTGGTTGATGAAAGGTAAAGGGCCTATGTTCCTGGAAGGAGGGGTAAATCCTGAGCCAGAAAGGCCTGAAATAGCCTCAACTCAGATAGATGCGGCCTTAATGGGTGAAATCGTTGTAACAATGGAACGACAGTTCCTTAATTCGCCAGTCTCCGTCTTGGCAATGGCTGACTTCATGACGCAGCACAAGGATAAAATGCAAGCATTTGTAACCAGCCTTCAAAATCCAGAAAACACGCAAGATGTTGTTATCAATAAACTAATCAGTGAAGTTTCGATGATGTGGATACGTTACGCAGGCACAGAGGCCGGTGTGGCGTCTTACATATACAACAAAGTGGTATCAATCAGTGATAGCGGAAGGCGCACCAAAGCAATCCAAGCAGAAGCTAAATTTTTCTTATCTATTCGGACGAATGATTTTATTTCGCAAATTAAGTGA